AAGTTGTCATTGACGGCGAGCACATCGGCAGCGGTGAATCCGTGAGGATGCCAGAAACCACCTCGACCAAATTGCATCCCCATCGCCACCACGTCAGCCTGGGCAAAGCGCAGACCGTCAAGTGCGTGACCACGGTAGCGGTCATCAGCACCGATCCACACAATCCAATCGGTTTCACACGCAGCCACCGCTGCATTGAGGTAACCGCCGAGGGTGAAAGGCTCATCACTTCGCACCACGGTGTAGTCATCTAGCCCTGTGCCAATGGCGCTGGTGACTTCCTCAGGCTTGGTTGCGGCAATGACAATCCTGTCGGGCTGGGTGTTCAGGTTGCGCACCGAGCCCGCCCAGGCTGGTAGAAACTTCGTGTAGGTGTGGCAGGTAGTCACCACGCCAATGGTGGGCAGCTCATCCTCGCGCGTCATACCCACGCCCAAAACTTCGGTGCCTGCTCAGCCATCACGGAATACAACTCGCCAGGATCACGGCGACCAGCGAGGTTGTTGGTCACGATGTCGCAGCCTGCTGCTTCTGCCTCAATGAGCGTGCGGGGGCAAGAATCAAAGCCCTTGGGAAGGAACACGAACCAACGGTGCGTGGCCATCTCTGCGAGCACTTCAGCACGCGGTGCATCAGATAACTCATCAAGTGGAACTTCGGCCCTCAGCGCCCAAATTCTGGCGTTTATGCGCCCTTTCTGGGGATGGTTACGCGCCGCCCACAATGCGCGGTTCTGCTTGGCTTGAGGTTGGATCTCATCCAAGGGAATGTGCCCATGACACCAGACCGATTCAACGCCTGACCATTCGCGCTCCACCTGGCTGTGTGCCTCGCTCATCGTCACAAAGGGATAAGCAGCGGCAAACAATTCCTGTCGAGCCTTGCTGGGTTGCTGCTGGTGGTGCACCCATACCAGTGGCTTTGTACCAGCCAATGCGCGCATGGCCTCAGGTGTCAGCAGGTCTGTGCCGGTAATGACCACGCTGTCATAGTCAAGTGCGTGCTCCCATTGCTCATGGCTGAGCACGGTTACGTCATAAGGGCTGGCGGCAATCATGGCCGCGTCGGTCATCTCCGCGCCACCCACCATGCCGTCAGGCAGCATCCATGATGCGCCCTCGCGCGGTAGGTGATGAGTCACCCAAGCGACCCTCACAGCACGTCCAAGATTGACCGCCAATACCTGGCATACACCTTGTCAGCGTCATAGCCAGCAGCAAAGTCAATGGCCTTAGTGCTAGTGCCTTGACCACGCGCGTAGGCCGCTTCAAGTGCCTCAATGATGCTGCCAATGTTGGGGGTCAGCCACCACGACTTCTGCGATTGATCCCACACAGGTTGGCCCTGCACTAACCACCCATCACCGAGTAGCTCAGGCTGGGCCGTGAAGTCTGAAAGTATCGCCGGCACGCCACATGCTTGGGCCTCAATCGCAGGGATACCGAAACCCTCGCCCATGGAGGTCTGCAAGAAAACATCAATAGATGAATAGATTGCGGCGAGTACCTCATTGGGTATGCCGAGCCGGTGCGCGTATTGATCTACGAACACGATGCGGTCATCATCAATGCCGCACGCCTTGGCAAGTGCTCGAAGGTCAATGCCGCCCATTGCGCCCTTGGCTTCGGTGTGGACATAGAGCACAGCATCGGTGCGCTTCTTGGCCCACATCCCAAAGGCAAGGAACATCTCAGGAAATGCCTTGCGGTTGTAACCGTGTTGCCCGCCCTTGTTGGCTGAATTGATGCCAACCACGAAAGCGTCTTGCGGAACTTCCATGAATTCACGCGCAAGCATCTTGCGACCGTCAGCCATCGTGATGGACTTAGACGGCTTGAAAACTTTGGTGTCAATGGCGTGCGGTGCATACAGGCACTCAATGTCAGCATCAGTGAGCATCTGCTCACCAAAGCGTGACATGGCAATGGGGGTGACATTAGGACGCTTGCACCAAGCGAGCACGTCAGGTGGTGCAGGTTGGTGATCAATCGGCACCCATGAGGCAATGCTGTCCACCATGTCCCACTGCTGACCCTTGAACACCCACACGTCAAACAGGGTGATCAGCAGCGGCTCAAGCCCTGGATTCTCATGCTGCCATGCAGCCATGTGTGCAGGCACCACGTCGTTGCTGTAAATGTCAAAGCCGCGGGGAAAGTGCTTCATGCCTTCCCAGGTCTGCACGGTGCCTTCTAGCCCGTAATTGCTGGCAATAGCGACCGCGTGCCCATCCTTTTGCAACCGCTTGGTCACTTGGGCTGTCTGCATTCCATAACCCGTGGTGGCCCAGGCTGAGTTACTGCTCCACAGGATTGCTTTGCCAGCTTTGTCTCGGCGTGCTGGGTTGCCGCTTCGTTTGCTCACGCAGGTGTCTTTCTTATCGCAGGGTTAGTGAAACCTGAGAAGGGGCCACGTCCTGCGCGCCGTGACCCCTTCCCAGGGGTTGAACTCGCCTACGGCTTAGGAAGCGCCGCCGACGAAGTACTTCACATGCGTGGTTTGCGGCAAGCCGCCGTCCACGCGGAAGGTTGCGCGGAACGTCACCAGATCATCGGAGAACGCGAAGTCATCCGAACGATCCAAGCGGATTCCACCAACCTGGCGCACCATGTAAGAAGGCAGGTGACCAGCAATCAGCGACTTAGCGCTGGTTGCCGGATCAGCCATCGCGGGGTTCTCAATGAGCGGGAAGCCCATGACCCGATCCGGCGTGCCCTCAGCCAGGGAAGGCTGGAACACGAACTGCCCTGCACCGTCCTGCAACTTACGCAGCGCGGCGATGGCCTTGCCATTGCCCATGACAGCGAAGCCAGGCAGACGACGTGCAGCAGCATCAGCTGCGTACACAAGATCAACCACGTTGTTGTAGGTGAATGCACCCGAAACACCAGTGCCACCTGCAACGGCGCTAGAAGCGCTATTGACGATGCCGTTGGGCTGAACGGTGCCCGTGCCCGTGGTCAGCGCAGCGTTCACGGCGTAGCCGAGAGCCTGACCAACGTTGGTTCCGAGATAGCCGAGGATGTCCACACCGGCATCTTCAATCATCTCGCGTGACACCTGGGTCAGGAACGAATACTTGAACGCACCGAGGGTTAAGAACGCCTGGAACGTCGGATCGCTCTCACCAATGGTGGAAGCCTCAGAAGTCACCGTGCCAGTGCTGTAAGCATTGGTGCGCGGAATCTGAAGGTTTTCTCCACCAGCGGTGTTGATGATCGTGGCAACTTCCAGCATCGGGCCGGTGTAGCGAGCAAGCTCGATCACGCGGTCATAGAAGGAAGTGGGGACAGGCGCGCCAGTGCTGGCGGTGCTGACATCACGACGCTCAAAGTTGAGCGAGCGAACCTCACCGCGAGCAAGTGCGCGAAGTGCCTCTGCATCGCTCTGCGGTGCAACGGCAATGGAAACGGCGCGAGCCTCAGCATGTGCTGCGGTGGCCTCTGCAATTTCCTTCTCACGCATCTCAAGTGAGCGCATGTCATCAATGATTGCCTTGCGGCGATCCATGTCTGCAAAAGCGCGATCAACTGATTCACGCTCTGTGGAATCGAGTGAACGACCCTCGGACGCTGCACGGTCAAGGATTTCCTTAGCCGCCTCATACGCCTTGGCGCGTTCCTCAATCTGGGTCTTGACGTAATCCGTCACGATTTCTCCTAGATATTTTGGGTTGGGTACGCAGGGGGGATAAGGGATGCGGCTCCGCAATCCCGACCACTAGCGCGGCTCCGCTACTAGCAGTTGGTGGAGGTGGCCGGAATTGAACCGGCGTTCCTGCTGTGGCCCTTGTAGGGATTTAGCAGCAGGGCTGACCAATCACCCCCGAACTGTTAGATGGCTTTGGCCAACAGTTCTAGTTTGTCGCGCAGAACGTTCACCAAATCTTTGGTGTCTGCTGGTGTTTCTTCCTTCAACCGCTGCCGCTCGACCACATCAACCAGCAGCGAAGCCTGATCGTCACTAATCGTGTTGCCTGACTCAAGCGCGGTCAAAGCATCAGCGAGTGCATCAGCATCGGTCTGTGTGCGCTGCGCGAGGATCTGAGCTTTGCGAATCGTGGCGCTGGTGGCCTCGTATGCTGGGAAGCCGGTGACCACGGAAACCTCATGCAAGCGAATCTCGTTGAGGTAACGGCGAGCACCGTCTTGGCTCCACTCATCGCCACCACGCGGCACCGAGAAACCAAACGACATGGAATCAACGTCACCACGGCTCATCAACACGGCGAGGTCACGCGCGTAGGTGGTGTCAGGCAGGTCAGCCTCAGCACGCAGGCCGCGTCCATCCTCAGACAACCGCAGCGTGCCTGAGCGCGTAGAAGCAAGCACCATCGTGTCATCGTGATTGACAAACATTTTCACGTTGTTGCGAGCACCAAGGGTGCGCTGGAAAGCGCCTGGACGAATCTGCTCCAAGAAGGGCAGCGGCTCAGAGTCGGAATTGAACACAGCCGCATAGCCCGCGAATGTGTGACCGTTGCCTGCCTCGCGCAGTTCCAGGTCTTGCACCTGCATCTGCCGGATTTCAACCTTGCTCATACTGTTCCTTTCGCCGGTTATACGCTCGGCTTGACGTGCGAGCCACGCGCGTGCCGGCTCTGGATTTAATGGGTCAATTCCCCACAGGTAATGTGCGACCGCTCCTGGCCCAGGCCACCTTGGATGGTCGGGGTCATTGTTCTGCGGTGCACGCAGGTCTGGTTCATGTCGAGCAGCCCAGGCATTAGCGCGCACAACCTTGTCATCGGACATCTCGCCGCGCGCCATCAACCGTGCCTCACGCACTGTGCCCTCGGTCAGGCCGTCGCCACCGAAACCTTCACGGCGCAATTCAAGGCCACGCTCTGCTGCCCGCGCCACATACTGCGGCACCGTCACGGCTCGTGATTCCTCTGAGGGTTGCCATGCGTTGCAGTAGTAGTCGCCTCGGACGTAATCGTCCCAGCGTTCACACCAAGCCATGTCGTCTTGACGGTTGCTTTCGTTGTAGAAAATGCAATTACCGCAAGCGCGACCTTCTGGCACATTCGGTTCTAACGCTGGCCGATAGTTGCTGGGAAGTGCGCGCTCACCGCCAGGCTCGAGATTCTCAGCGATGCTGACTGCAACCATCTGGTCAATTGCGGCTTGCTTCGTCGTATGACAACCGATTACTTCGCCGTCCTCTTTGACAGTTGCCCAGCCATCACAACCTGGCGCTGATTCCGTAATGAAATAGGGCACTAGATCAACTCCAAGATTGTGTACCAGCCAGCGCCGCGCAGCGTTTCAAGCCGGTGAAAATATCTGTCATACAGCACAGCCACAGCTTCTAGGCTGTAAGTGGCATGAGCCTGATTATGGATTGCAGCACGATCCAACTTTGGTGCGTCAATTGCGGCCTGCACAAATTGACCAAGCGTGTGGCATCGGTATCCGTTCACACCGTCTTGCACCGTTTCAGTGAACGCTCCCCAATCGGTCGTGATACTTGGCGTGCCGCACATTTGTGCTTCCGGTACAACGCTGCCGAAAGGTTCAATATAGATAGTTGGTGCAAACATTGCTGACGCGCCGCCCATCAATTCGGCCCGTCGTTGAGCATCCACCACACCAACATGCTCGCCATATCCGACAACATCACCATGACCAGCAATGAGCAAACGCTGGCCCAAGTGCTCGGCAACCATTTGCGCAATGTGATAACCCTTGCGCTCAATCAAACGTCCAACAAAAAGCAGATAATCACCGTCACCTGCTCCTAGCGGAAAACTCTCAGCCTCAAAATAAGACGGGATTACCGCATCATAAAAGCGACCATCTATCGCACCTGGGTTGGAATTTGCGCTGCCATAGACAGTGTGCATCCAGGCATAGGACTCAAAAACACGGAATGGAGCGAATGTTCCTGGGTAACCAATGCCAAACTCAACAGGAACAAGATGCGGCAAAGCATCAGCAATGGGCTTGTGGCTTGTGCCGCCAATCAAGCATAGGTAGTCACCAGCTTGGGAGCGCTTGTCAATCTCACGAATGCTGTTATTGATGAACGTTTGCCAATGTGGGGTTTGGGCATTGAATGTGCCCTGCGTGTAATGCAGGTCCCCAAGTGCTTGCTTTCGTTGTTCATCTGTTATGCAGCACACATGCTCAGTGCATGGTGCTTCGTTGAATTGACCTGCGTAAAGATAGACCTCATTGCCTAGATCTGTCATCATGCGACAAAACTTGCGCACCTTTTCTGTGAATGCGCACGCCGTGAAGTCTTGCGTGGTATTCGTGTGCGGCAGGGACACGACATGAAAGCGCACGACTTATCCGATGCCTCGACTTAGCACCGTGAGCAGCCAAGTGTCGGTTCCGTATTTCCAGAGGACACCAGTTGAAAATTGGCCAGCAAGAACTCTTGCAGTGCCTTGCGCATTAACCGTGACACCTGATGCACCAGCAATCGTCACGGCACCTGTGTTGATGTTGGCGACGTAAACAATTGTGCCTGTTGGAAATGCGACCGTGGCATTTGTTGGAACGGTGATTGTCCGTGCAGCAGAATTGCTCATTGTTATGAGCTCGCCAGCGTCAGCCAACACAAGCGTGTAATTCGCGGTCTTAGCATTAACGGCTGGGAGCGCTACTGGACCCGTTGCACCCGTTGCACCTGTTGGTCCAGTTGCACCAGTAGATCCTGTTGCGCCCGTAGGACCTGTGGCACCCGTCAATCCGGTTGCGCCAGTTGGACCAATTGGACCCGTCGCACCAACACCACCAGTTGATCCAGTTGGACCAGTTGCACCAACAGGACCCGTTGCACCTGTCGCGCCAACTGCACCTGCTGCACCAGTTGGGCCAGTTGCGCCTACTGCCCCATCTGCACCCGCAGGGCCTGTTGCTCCTGTTGGCCCAATAGCACCCGTTTCACCTTGAATGCCTTGTGGACCAGTAGCACCAACGGCTCCAGCGTCACCAGTAGCACCAGTTGGACCAGTGGGACCTGTGGCACCAACTGCTCCGGCAGCACCTTCCGGTCCCGTTGGCCCAGCGGGACCAGTTGCACCGACATCGCCGGTCAAGCCTGTCGGACCAGTTGCACCCGTAGGTCCAATTTCACCTTGGGTACCTTGAGCGCCAGTAGGACCAGTTGGGCCTTCAGCACCAGTAGGACCTGTTGGACCTGTCGCACCCTCGACGCCAGTTGCTCCCGTAGGTCCTGTTGGGCCAATATCGCCTTGTAAGCCAGTTGCGCCTGTTGGTCCAGTAGCGCCAACAGCACCAGCCTCACCCTGTGGACCAGTTGCACCAGTTGGGCCAACCGATCCAGCCTCACCCTGTGCACCCGTAGGTCCGGTGGGACCTACTGCACCAGTTTCACCTTGGATGCCTTGTGGACCAGTAGCACCAACAGCGCCAGTTTCACCTTGAGCGCCTGTTGCACCAGTTGGTCCCGTTGCGCCAACTTCGCCTTGAACACCTTGTGGACCAGTAGCGCCAGTTGCGCCTGTATCGCCCTGAGGACCTGTTGCACCCGTAGGACCAACTGCACCAGTGGCACCCGTTTCACCTTGAATGCCTTGAGCACCACTTGGTCCTGTGGCACCGACCGCTCCAGTTGGTCCAGTTGCTCCGGTATCGCCCTGAACACCTTGAGCGCCCGTAGGACCAGTAGGTCCAACATTGCCTGTTGCGCCAGTTGCACCCGTCGGTCCAATTTCACCAGTAGGGCCAGTTGCGCCTACCTCGCCTTGAGCACCGCTTGGCCCAGTGGGACCTGTTGCGCCCGTTTCACCTTGCGCGCCGCTTGCACCAGTGGGACCTGTTGATCCTTCTTCACCGGTTGGACCTGTTGCACCAGTAACGCCAGCAGGACCCGTTGGACCTGTTGGGCCTATTGGCCCTTGTGGACCTTGAGCGGCGGCTGATGAAACGACAACGTTCGCGCCATCATCCTCAACCGTAACTTTTGTTTGTTCTGGATAATTGATGACAACGCCCATTAGCGCGTTACCTCAGGCGTGACGATCAACGTTCCCTCAATGAGCCGTGTGACCTCATTTGACGCGCTGACGAGTTCTAAGTCATAGACATATTGCGCAGCAGGAATTGCTGCCGTTGTTCCTGCACTCACGCTAATGGTCACGCCACCAGCCGTGCCGCCAAGAATAATGCCGTCACCCTCGGACAAATCAAGAATCGCATTGGCGGCTTCGTAGCTTGTGCGCGCCTGCATCCGTGCCGAATATGTGGTCAAGTCAATGGGATCGCCGTCGGCATTGGTGTACGTCATAGAAACGTTCCAAGTAGCGCCTTGGCTTAAAGTTAAATTCAGAATGCCAGGTGACACGCTCATCGGGCTTCCTCATCACGGTCAAGGTCGCGCACAGGGTAGGCAGCCGCAGGGTCAAGTGGGTCAAGCACGGCAGGATTCTGCAATTGCACCGTCGGCAAGCCTGTGTGCGTAATCTGCGGCAAACCAACCACGGCGAGCGACTCATCAGGCTCAAAGCCCAACTGCACCAAGCGAGTCAGCATCCCCACGCGCTTCTCTTGCTCAATCAGGTTCGCAGCGGTCACGTTCACGTTCGCCAACGGCACGCGGTGCTCATCACCACCATCAACAGGGGAGAGATCCTCCAAGCGGCGCACATCATTGATGCTGAACGCACCCATTTGCACGGCGGTGCTGTAACCGCTCATGCGCGTCTGGAAATCGCCACGCAGCAAGCCGTCAAGGTTGATGCGGTAGAAAGCATCACCAGGCAGCAGCGTGGTCAGCGCGGCCTCAATCTTGGAAATATAAGGCCGCAGCGTGTATTGGCTGAACTGGATGGCGTTCTGTTCCACGCTCGCATAAGACATAGATCCAGGCGTGGTGACCTGGAGCATGTGCGGTGGAATGCGGAAGATACGCGCAACTTCCTCAACCGCAAATTGCCGCGATTCAAGCATCTGAGCTTCTTCGGGATCAACGCCTGTCTTGACAAACTTTGACCCACCGCCGAGCACGCCAACGCGGTGAGATTTGTCAATGCCACGGTGCGTTGCCTCAAACGCTGTCTTGAGTTCTAATGCCTGTTCTTTGTTCATCATCGCTGGTGTCTCGATGATGCCTGAGGTGACCGAGCCTGAACCAAAGAACCGTGCAGCGAACTCGGTCAAGGCTTGCGCCATGCCAAGGGTGTCTTTCAATTCATCAATGCGTGAGACACCACGCAGCGCACCAGGCTTCTTGAGCTCGGTGATGTGGAGAACGTCCTGGCGAGCAATCGTCACACGATGGTCATAAACGTATTCAATTTCACCTTGCGGATTGCGGCGCACCTCAACCTTCGTGGGGTCGAGCACCACCAGAGCAGTGGGCAACCCAGCGTTGGCACCTGAGGTGGCGCGATACACGCGCACAAAGGCATTGCCATCAAGCAGCAGTGAGATCATCACCTGTTGCAGGAATTCATCCTTGGTGGTGCCGATGTCAGGCTGATAGACCCATTCAGGCCGTGGCCGATAAGGGACGCGCTGACCATCACGACGAATGAACGTGTCTACCGGCAGGGTGCTGATCGTGTCCGACAGCAACCGCACAGCCGCGTACACCGTGCCAACCTTGAGGGCTTTGTCTTGATCCATCGGCACGCCAGCAGGCGTGGTGAACGCCCACTCAGCGCCGCTGGCAAACAATGATTGGT